CACGTTGATGTTGATGTCGCTCCAATCAACCATCCAGAAGCCGCGAGAGCGGTTCTTGTTGGCCGTATCGAAGGCACCAATGCGGTCATCGAAGTACGGATCAGTGAACACAGCCAGCTGAACGCCTTGATCCGGCAAGTCGTACACATTGTACTCAAGCACGGTAGCGCCGTTGTGGGTGATCTTCTGACCGGGCTGATAGAACAGCGTGCTGCTGCTGCTGTACTTATCATTGTAGTACTTCATCATCAGGTCGCGGACCTTAGCAGCGGTGAAGCGGTCAGTCATCGCGTCGATGACATCCACAGAACCACTGGTGGTTTCACGGTAGCGCTTCAGCAGGTAGCAGGTCTCGAAGATCGAGTCCAAGCTGAGGGCGTTACCCTGTTTGTCAGACACCTTGCCGCAGCGGCTGAGCTGGGTGCGGATACCGAGAGTATTCGCCTTGAACTCGAGCGGGCAACTGGTGTTAGCGGGGTCCATAACCTGAGGCAGGTTGGTGTAACCTTCAACGGTTTGGTTCTCATTGATCTCTTGACCGTAGAACACGCTGTTGTAGAAGGCTTGCTCCATTGCCATCTCCTGCTGCTTGCGCTGCTGCGCGAGAGGGAGCTGACGGAACTTCTTGAAGTAGTTGCTAGTAAGCGGGGCTTCAAGGGCCTTCAGGTACTCATCGTTGTACTGGTGCGTCCAGCGAGTGGTTTGCTGCCAGTACTCCAAGAGTGTCAGGTCGTTCACGGCGGGACCTTGGTGGCACCAGGACTCGTAGTCGCTCACGCTATTGGAGAGCAACGTCACAGTGCCAGAGGTCGGCTGGTAAGCGGCCTGAGCGGTTGACGACAACGCAGTGAATCCAGCTGAAGTGAGGTTAGGCTTAACCGTAACGGTGGCCTTCTCGGTGCTGCCGGAGTTTGCGTTTACAGCGCTAACGATCTCGAACTGAGCGGTTTGAGACTCACCGCTTGCGCCAAGGTTTTCCACAAGAATGTACATTCCGGGAAGGAAGTACTTCTCAAGGTTCTTCAGCGAGGACTTGAACTGGGACACGCCGGTATTAACCGTGATGTCATACAAGCCAGAGTGAGCACCACTACTGCCAGCGCCTGAGTTGGCAGCGCCAGCCTCAATGAGGAAGTAGTTTGCGTTAACGACGTTACGTCGCGGAACTAAAGTGTAGGGAGCAATCACCGACTTGTTACCGGCACCGCTGGACTCCTTAAGAGCAACGTGGCGGGACAGTAAAAGGTCAGTAAGTGTGCGCTCTCTTACACCAGCAAGACGGGCCTCTTTGGTTTGGGCAATGATTCGATCCATGCCCACTTCCTTGAAACCCTGGTCTTCAAAGTCCTGCTTCGTAAACGCTCGGATATTTGCACGCGTGAGCGTACAACCAGTAGAATCGTCCACGACAATCAGTCGCGGATCGCAGTTATTAGTCGGAAATGCCATAACGATTTAAGATATACCCGCTACGCAACTTACATCCAGTACTTGGCGTTAAGTGCAGGGCTTTTGGCTATTGCTTTTCCTATTCCACCACTTGTGGGAACTCCCCTCTAAGGCCAAGAGTATCAATGACACTCATTGCAGGGTGACTAGGGTCCACGTTTTCCCTGGGATCTGCTGATCCTGGGGCTGGGCTCACAGACGCCTTCGGAGGGTTAATAGCCTGCGCTTCAGGGCTTTCTTTCCGTGCAGGTTCGGAATCAGCTGGCTTTCTTACGAAACCATACTTGGAAATCTGCTCTTCCATGGCAGAAATTGAGGCTTTTATTTGCTCTTTGGAGGCTTCGGCCAGCAGATTACGGACATCAATGTGGTCAAACGTCCAGTACCTGTTCTTAGTGTCAGGGTTATTTCGCACCTGATTGTTGTACTCTGACACCGGAAGGAACTGCTTGCCATCACGCACCCTTGCCTCTCCTCCTTGCTGTGCAAAGAAGTTGCCTTGCTCAGCGAGGAAGCCGTCAAGGAACTCCATTGACTCACGCTTCTCCTCAAACGTGGCCAGCCCACGGTTGTAGTAGCAGAAGTCCTCGTAGATCTTGGACGCCTTAGCGGTAACGTCGTTAGCGACAGACGACTCCATGGGGTACTGGGCTGATGCCTCGGAGGCTTTGCCGTCACGGAGCATCGCCAGTGCATCAATGCCTTCGATCTCCAGCAGCTGGGACTTAAAGCTCTCGGAGTCTGCCTGTATCTTAGGCCGCTCCTCAATCATCCTAGTCTTCTGCTCTAGCTCGTTGAACTTGGACTGAGAGTTTTTGTTGAACTCGTCGAGCGCCTGCTCGCGTATCAGTTCTCGCTCGATCTTGCGCTCGTCGATCCGGTCAAGTGATGGCTTATTCTTAAGGAGGTACTGCTCAATCTCCTCAGCGTTGTCGTCCTGATTGAAGCCGTCATCCTCAGACATCCGCTTCTCAATCCACTCATCCATGTCCTTATAGAACTTGAGCGATTTACTGCGGATGCCCTTGTACTTCTCAGGCATTTTCTTTTCAGCCATCTCCATTAGCTCGAGCTCAAACTTTTGCTCCTCAAGCAAACCTTCGGTCTCATCAACCAGCGAGGATTCGCCCTGTGATTTTTCTGAGGGCGGGACGGGTAAGGATTCTTCCGGGCGCGGAACTTCGGCCCTCACAACATCCCGGATTGAATCAACGAGCTCCCTCGCAATCTCATCCTTGCCTTGGAATCGGGTGCGTGCTCGCTTGTCCTCAAGTGGTGGGGTCTCTTCAGCTTGCTCCGCCTGTGGTTCAGCCTCTTGCTCTGCCTGTGGTTCAGCCTCTTGTTCGGGGACCGGCTCTGCCGCCTTCTCCTCCTCCTCAACAACAACCCCCATATCCTCATACAGGCGCTTAACCATGGCGTCATGAAGGCCAGTATCCTCATCAGAGGGCGGCTCAAACTCTGGGGGAGGTAAGGCTTCCCTAGTTCTGCCTTCTCCTAAGACTGGGTTGGGGTTTGTTTCAGCAACCGCCTGCTCTGCTACTGGTTGCTCCTCCACGGGGGTGGGTTCTTCGCTCATTGTATTCTTTGTTCTGGGGGTTGGGCCATGGGCTGGGCGGGCTGCTGGCCCACCATCCCAGCGATGGCTTGAATGTCATTAGTGTTTTGCTGCACGGCACCTGCGATTTGTTGCAGCGCTGCCTGCATCTCGTCTCCTGCCCCAGGCATAACTGACTGGCCTTCCTCCCCCGGAGGGGCCTGAAGGCGGAGGTCAGTAGCGCCAAGCAGCCTAAAGATTTCATTAACAATCTCGAACAGCTTCTCCTTAGGAATGCTGGGCAGTAAGGCCTGAGATTGACTGATGATCTGGAACAACTGGATCAGGTTCTGAGCTGACATTGTGTTCAAGGCACGCTCAGACCCGTCACGACTGGTGAAGATATAGTCGTGTATGAGGTTAGATGTCGTGCCGATGATGGTCCTACGAGTGCCGACAGAGTTCATGGTTTCATCCTCGTCCCGGACGTACTCGAAACCTGACCTAGCAATCACATCGTCGGTGTACCTATTCACCACCGGCAGGTAAACTTCCTTAGACCCAAGGGACACTAGGCCCTCGTAGCATATACGCTTCTGCGCCGCCCTTGCTTCATCAATAGCTTCCGAGATGTAGTTGTATACTGACTCAGTCGTATTGTTTATGATGGTAACCTCGGTGGCTGAGGTTTCCCGTGGCGCTGGTTGCCCCTGCTCTTGAGGGGACAGGGCCATCAATCTCTCAGCCATGGACAGGAGATTGTTCATGGACTGAAAGATGGAGGTGAGCTGAGTGTTTGGTGAGCTTCGCACTACCTTGAACACGTTGTCAGCCTTGGGATCTATGCCTAGGTCACGTAGCTTCTGGAAGCTGGCTTCAAGCACGTTAGTGGTGGCGTAGAAATTCTTCCCAGACATCGTCTTGCGGAAGTCTTCTAACACTTCTCGCCCGTCATCTGTGTCTGGGAATATGTCTGAGTTAAGGACAGCCACGCTGAACAGGTCAGCCTTAGCTGTCTCCAGTAGCTGCGAAAGGAGGTTTGTCAGCTGATCCTGATAAGGCATCAGCTCGTGTGCTACTGACAGGTTGAGCAGCCTCGAATCGTTCTCGTTAAATGAGAACACAGCCGCAGGACTGGATGGCATGATCTCAGCAAATATTACAGTGGAGTCACCGGCCACCTTTAGGTGCACCCATACTGGGTGAGGGTAGCTCCCAATGCCCCAGTCCTTGGGGCAGATCTTCCAGAAGTACTCGCCAAGAATCACAGAAGCCTCCCCCATCTGCCCCGAGAACCGGCCAATATTATTACTCCGGTCGTTGAGCGCTGCGGGGTCAACGATGGAGGAGGCTGGGGTGATCTTGGTGTAGTGCTGGCTAAAGTAGTCAGAGAATGTGATAAATATATCGTCGGACCCCTTACTGAATCCAATCTCATCCCTGTTAAAGTAGTGCGCGTTGTCAGCAATGTCAGCGTATCTGACGACATCCCAGAAGCCGCAGTAGTTGCAGCCGGTGTCTGTGTTAAGGGAGCTGAGTGGTGAGCTGTTGTCCCAGAAGGTGCGGGACGGATGCGGCAGCACCCACCCGATTCCCTCCTTAGACACTCGGGATACCTTAGGAATTTTGCCTTCAAATTTGCCGTCGACCTTGAACTCTTCGGCCACCTGGTCTTTGGTCCATTGAATTTCGCGCTCCCACGAAGCTCGAGGAAAAGCTACCGAGTGACCATACAGGAACATGTCCCGAATAGCCTGAGTCTGGAAGTGCCGGTAGTCATACTGATCCGCCATGATGTCCATGCGCTGAGACAATGCGTCAGCCCGAAGCTTACCGACTGGGCCAGTAGTGCGGCTCTCGTACTTAAAGAACGGGTACAGGTTGTTGTACTTGTTTACCTGCGCGGCCAGTCGCCTAGTCACGAACGACCTGACCAAATTCACGTTGACCTCAAAGAACTTAGGGAGGTCAATGTCCGTCACCTTACCGGACGCATCGCGCTTAACGTACTGACCGATAGTTTTAGATTTCTCCAGTTGCTCCACCAAGCGGCGCGTGTCAATCCGCTTCTGGGCGTACATGATTAATGGGATGGTCGACTTTGTTATGGGGCTTGAGTCCCACGCCAAGTCCACAGCACTGTATAGATGGTGGTTCCGAAGTGAATAGGTGACGTGCTCGGAGATGCGAGAACCAATTAAGTCCTCGATCTTCTTCCGCATCTTGCCGTCCTTGGACTCTGGCTCGCTGTTGGTAAGTACCTCCCGCAGACGTTCGTTAGTAGTCCCGGCTTCTTTAAGGATGTCGTAGTCGATCATGGAAACTTTACAACTGGTTCTTGTTTGCCTATCCGCTGCTGTGCCAACCAGTTCTCAAGCAGGGCAAAGTGAAGCGCAACGTGTGACGGGAACTTGTCCGCCTTCATCCAACGCTTCATGTTCTTGTAGCTTATGCAGAACATTGCTGCTAATTCGTAGTCTGATAACTGCACTAGCTTGCAGAGCCTTCTAACCCTGCTCTCATCCCACTCACCAGGTATGTTATGCTTCTCGTAGTACCTTTTAAGGGAGAGGGAGCTACCTGTTTCTAGTGGAGGTAATTCTCTAATAACCCTTCTTCTCCTTGGCCTTAGCCATAACCATCATGACCGGCATTGATCCGCCGTCCTTAGGTTCATCACCTTCCGCAGCCTCGTCCTCGTAGGAGTTGATCACGATGTCTTTCACATCGAACACTGCCTGTGTGTCGGTGCGTTCGTTCATTGAGACCTTCAGCGTAAAGCTGCACTCGTCGCCAACGCTCTTGGTTCCGAGGTAGTCTTTCATCTTTTCATCATCCTCAATATCGAGGACCAGTTTGTCTTTATAGATCATATCTTAAATTTATGGTATAGGTTCAGGACACACCGCACTTTATCAAGTTTGGACGAATCTCCCTTACAGGCAAGTAATTTCTACCAGACAGTTCCATGCGGAACATTGGGTAGGTTATGCTGTCAAACTTGTGGATATACCGAGATCTTTTTGGTTTGCCTGGGTTCTTCTTGTCACCCGACAGCTGGTTTAACATCTCAACCGCATTCCTGCATGTGTCGGAAACATAGAACTCATCTTGGAATAGCTTGTTAGATAACAGCCGGACCCTAGCCTCAACACTACCTGGCCCTTTAGGGCAGCCAACAAGCTTGATCCTGCCGTCAGAGTACCGCTCCACATCCCACGCATCATAGCTGCCATCACCTCCTGGGTGCCATTGATTGATGGCTGATTCATCAGAGATGTGGTGGTAATCGAAGTCGTGTTCAGCCCTACGGTTCCAGTAGTCCATGCGCGACACAATCTCCCTGACAAGATTCTTGTACAGTATCTTCTCCCCTAAGTGATCCACCTCGTCAAAGACTGTCCATACTGTGCCCTCTTCTGTGGGGATACACTGCAGGAATGTGACGCTTGAGTACACCTGACCGAGGTCATAGCCCACTATGATGGGGCAGTTTTTCTGCGGGATCAGGCCCTTCCCGCTGAGCGCATCACCTCTGACGTGTATCTCCCTGCTGAAGTACTCTTTGAACAAAGCCTCACCAGTGGGCCTGTCAATCCACTCACCGTACAGGAGGCGGCGCTGCTCTACTGGATCATTCTTGAGGATCTGCTGAAGGGACTCGATGTATGTGGGAGGGAGCCGGTGGGTATTCTCAGTGATCGGAACATGGTAGACGGCGAAGTCCTTGTCCTCCTCTCCTGTTTCCTCATCTAGCACGTCCTCAAAGAACACTCGATACACCCAGTTAGATGGGCCTTCGGGGTTGCAGGAGGCCGTGTATTGCTGCGGCCCTATGATGTTTGACCTACGGTTTAGCTGCGCGGCGGGGTACGTGAAGTACTCCCTCCCGTTGCAGTTGGTGAGCTCATCAACATAAATAAAACTAGGAGACATGCCTTTGATGCGGGGCTCAACCGCTTCGGCATAGGGGATAGATACGAGCAAGACTTTGGACCATCCGTTGAACCTGTTCCCGATCCACAGGTGCCTGTCCTTGGTGTTGGGGTCAAGCTTGGACGGGGTGTATTCGAGCCCCATACCCTCAGCCCATTTTGGTAGTACGAGCGTTTCCAAGTCATGCAATACACCTTCCTTACCTGTCCGTATGGACGGGGATACAACAAGAGCCAGAGCATTCTGGTTCTCGTAGCAATGTCTCACTAACTTGAAAAGTAATCCAAGGGTTTTGCCAGACCCCTTCTCTCCGTATGCGAGAAGGAACTTGGATGCATCTCTGAATATCTTGTCTTGGGTAGGGTTGAGGTCAGGGTACCAATCGCTTTCTCCGCTGGATGACGGAGCCTTCGATGGGGCGTCCTCACCTATGGCGGCGACCATTGCGTCTATCTCAGACTCCTTGCTCATCTGCAGATACCTTGACGTCTCCCTCCGCCTCTATCTTTATGGCGTTAACTATGGGCTGGAACCCTGGCTTTCCTCTTTTGGTGGCTGCGGAGTTATCGGACTCAGACAGCTTGTGCTGAATGATAGCCTGAGTCATGGCTGCTTTCTGGGCTCGGTCATACGTTCGGCCCTGTATTTCCAGCAGTCTTGAACGATCCTGACGGAGCATCGTCTCCTCTTCTAAGGTAAGTCCTCCGTCCTCAAGTCTGGCATTGATATGGTTTATCTCTGCCATTATCTCCACAAAAGTCTTGGTCATGCCACCGCCCACAATCTCGATGGCCTTGGTAAAATGTGTGTTGTGAAACTTCTGAAGGGCTTCGGCTGACTTAACTGCGGACGGACTCAGACCCATTGAGGACAACCCATCCTTAAGGGACTTGTCCTCGACGGTCAGGGCTTCGGCCACTCTCTTGTCCGACAAGAGGACTTCTCCAGTAACGCTGCCGGTGTCCTGCTTCCTCCCTAACTCAGGATTATCCTGAGACACAGGCTCGTCTATCCTCTTGGCCGCCTCCTTGGCCCCCTTCTTTCCCTTCCTTGGCTTTGTGTGCCTGCTCTTTAGCTCGGGGTCCTGCGCCACATGGGATCGCAGGGTATTGTAGTTCATGCCCAATAACTCGGCTGCATTCTTAAGGCTTCCCGCCTCCCGAATGGCCATGTCTATCTTTGATTTAAGCTCTGGGCTAATGGATGTACCCCTTGGTGGTCTTGGTTTCACTGTGGCCCATATTGCTGGCCACCTTGAGTTCAGCTAACTCTCTCTGGAGCTGCTGTATTAAAGTCTCTTTCTCGTCCTTAAAGGTGCGCGATGCGTAGGTATGGCGCAAGCCATGAAACGTCTTGCCCTCGATGTCAGCCTTAGCGCACAGGTTCTTAAACTGAACCGACAGTAAAGCCCTGCGGGTTGGGGCTCGGTAGATCTTCTCCTGGTCAGGGAACATGAACCGCTTACTCATCATCGGAACCTCCCTGATCCTAGACATAAGCACCTTGCCTAAAGGGAGCGGCCCTATCCTCTTGTCAGACTTGTCAGTCCACACGGTAAGGCTCTCGTTGGACAGGCTTGCCCACTCTAAGCAGCATATATCCCCAAGCCTAAGCCCTGTCTCGTAGCTTATCAATGGAGCCACAGTCCAGAAGGGAACCTCTGCCTTGTTGCAGATACGAATGACCTCGGCCCTCGTGAAAAGCTCAACCTCTTTCTTCTCCTTCTGCTTGTGGGTAAGCTTGGACATCACGACATCCACGTTCTTCGCAGGGTTACCTGACCGCCACCCTTCATCCACACAGAACTCTATGAATGTTCTGATCGCTGTTAGGTTCGTGCGCCGAGTGGACGCTTTCACCTTAGATCGTGGGTTATTTATGTAATTGTTTACGTGGTCCAAGTTGATGGCACTGGGGGGCCGGGTGCCAAGCTTGGCTTCCTTTACCCACTTGGACACAGCCTGACAGTTGTTATGAGCCGTCTTGTTTGATCGGCCCTTGGCGGTCATCCTTGTCTCCCACTGGTCTAAGGCTGCCTTAATTGAAACCTTTCTGCCGGAAACTATCTTGGATATGGCGTCAGCGGTAAGTATCTGCGCCTTGGCAGCAAGCTCGAGCGCCTCAAGGTTGGACTCTTTCACAACCTGATCAGCCTCGTCTTTGCGTTTAACTCTAGTAGACACCTCTTTTTGCAGGCCATCAGACCCTTTGAAGCGGGCGTAGTAGTACCCGTTACTCTTTTTTACTAACTTCATGACTGTGTGTTTCCTTCCATAGCTGCAGGAAATGATCCTTCTGTGTGGCTAGGTATTTCCTGAGCAGTTCTTGGCGTATGATACCCTTCCGCCTGTTAGTTCTTCGGGTATTTTCTGCTGTCTTAGGGCGGGGTCGCTTCTTAAGCAACGCCTTCGCCTTCCCTCTGAGATCTCTGGCCTTCCGTCCCAACTCCCTTTGCTCGGCCTCAATCTCCCTGGCTTTTTCTAAATGGGCCTCCGCTTCCTTAGCCCTCTTCTCTTCTTCTTCAAAGTATTTACGCAGCGCTGCCTCCCTCTCCGAGATAAGCTTTCTCAGCACAGGGTCATTATCAAACGCCTTCTCAAGCTCGTCACTAGGCGGCTCGTAGCTCACGGCTCTCCATCCATTTCCTTACTAGGGGGTAGTAGTAGTTGCGCCACTGCGGCGAGCGCCTTAGGTACGTAAACTTGGGGCGTTTACGTAGGTAATCCTCAACCCGACGCATGTGTTTTTGCTCATCGAAATCACAACCACAGGCTTGGATGAATCTTTTCATTTCATCCACCTCAATCCCGTCCCAGCTGACTGAGGCGGAGATTGCCTCGACTTTGGCCGGGGGAAGGCCGCTTGTCTCTGCAATCTCCGCCGTCGTCAGGGGGCGTCCGCGCTTTTCTCTGGCGAGTAAACGGCAGAGAACTGGGGGGTAGCGCTCTAGTCTTAACCAAAACATTTTATTCTGCACATCGTACGAACGACTTACCGATAACCTATATGAAAGGTATAGGCTGTCAACCCCTTTCCGCGTTTTGTGAGAACAATTAAGTTTATTTTTTCCATTGTTTCCTTTTCTTTTTGAACCACATTGCTCTGGCTATCTGTTGCTTCGTGCTATTGTAGGTGGGGTCTCCATCCATGCAGCCAGAGGCAAAGTTTACGTTAGCATTGGGGCCGGGTAGTTTCCACTTGGGTTGCTCTCCGTACTTCCTACACATCTCCTCATATTCTCTTTGAGAATTGTATGGGTTAATGTAGTCGCTCTCCTCTTCAGGCATGTCATTCCTCCTTCAAATATTCATCAATCTTATCGTAAACCGCCTTCCATTCTTCGGTGGGGTCTTGCTCGCTCCAATCGGCGCGGAGATTGGTTTCCGCCCAACTGTGCACTAGCTCTAGCATTTGTTTGTCAGTCATCATTTAGTCCTCCAATTCATCTAGCTCATAGAGCGTGTTAGTTACCGCTTCTTCCAATTTGCTTGGCATCGTACTCGCACCTTCGGGGTACTGTTCGTAAATCGCGTCCAGCAATTTGCCAACCGTTTCTGATCGTACTGTGATTGCTCTGTATGCTTTGCGTCCTTCAATCATTTAGTCCTCCTTCATTAGTTCAGCTTCATAGGCTGCGTAATCTGCGCGAATGTTTTCCAACGTCAGCTTTTTGTATCCGAGGGTTTGGCGATACGCTTCGGCCTCTTCGCGGGTATCAAAATCGTCTCCGATAAACCCTTGGACTACATTATCATCGCCGTACCACCAGCCAACAGAGGATTTGCCTCCGAGGGTAACTACTTTTGTGTATTTTGTTTCCATTTAGTCCTCCAATTCAAAATGAAAGTGCGTTTCGTAACTTTCAATAATTTCTTCGTCTGACATATTCTTCCAACCCACGCAACCGTCCCAAAGGACTTCTCGCAAGTCTCTATCTGCCAGACCTTCCCATTCGGATTCGGCAAGGCGTTCGCGCATGGCGTCAATTTCTTCTTTTGTGTAGGTTTTCATTTTTTAGTCCTCCAGTTCTGCTTCAAAAACTTTATAGCCTTCGTCCCAATGCTCGTCGGACGTATCAAGAACCTTCGGGCATTCCTTGTGTGCGGTAACATCGCCAACACATCCGCCGTCCATTTCTATTTTTATATATATATCCATTTAGTCCTCCATTACACTGAAGCCCAACCTACAAAGACGTAGGTGCTTTCATTGCTATCTCCATGTGTTTCAATTAAGGCCCCCCAAACCTCTTCCCACTTCTTTGTATGTGCCCAACCTTCTTCATACCACTTACTCAAACCTTTCTCCTTTCCATGTTCCTTAACCAAGCTTTCATACAGCGCGGTCTTCTCTATGAAACCATTAGTGGTTGAGATCGTGCCATTGTAGGCGTTGTGACCGCACTCATATAATGCCTCCGCTACGCATTTTTCGTAAGCCTCTGCCATCGTTGATGCTTTTGCTGCGTCTGATATATTTTGTGCTCCCATAATTTATTCGTCCTTATCTACATAGGTGATATCGTATTGGGCATCTTCTAAGATTTCGTGAACTCCTAATGTTCTAACCTTATCTTCGGCCTCTTCTTCGTTAGCTGCCTCGACATCGAAGCAGTTGTGTATAGTTAATCCTACTTTGTAGTTCATTGTTCTACAGAT